GGAGATATAATGCAAATTTGCGGCAATTGCAAGCACTGGACACAACAGCGTGATCGAAGGGTCGTGAACGGCGAGGTCACAGCATCAGCCGAAGGCAGTTGTGCTATCCACCACTGCCTCTGCATCAAGTACGAAGACCAAGAGCATTGTGTCGGAGAACGCTCTCAGTGGTCACAGAGTGACTGGGAGGGACCCGTTGAGCGCGACATCGCCGTGCATTATGCTGTTGCCGACACAAGACCGCTCCTGATGCCGTGGCAACCGGGATATGCGGAGTGGGCCAAAGCCAACCCTGACCTTGTGGCGAAGCCCAATGCAGCCTGATCGCAAGGGGGTCCCCGACCTTGGGTTTAGGCCGGGGCGCTGGCGCTGCCATAAGTGTCGGCGGCTCAATGACCCCGTCATTCATCGCTGTAAATGCGGCGAACATCAGCAGTACCAAAACGTCGTCCTCATCAAGCCCAAGAGGGGGCGTTGCAAAGTTCGGAGATCGGTGGTATAATATAGTCGTAGATAGGCACCTGTCGTTCAATGGTAGGACCGCTCATTTGTAATGAGCAGACGCGGGTTCGATTCCTGTCGGGTGCTCCAGTGCTGACGTGGCCGAGAAGCGAGGCACTACTTTCGTAAAGTAGTCGAGGTGGGGGCGGTACCCACCGTCAGCTCCAGACAATTGTCTTAGGGCGGGGTAACACCCGCTAGACTCTTCGGGTAAAAAACGTGTTGAGCGTAGCCCGTGTAGAGGCGAGAATCAGCAAGCGTGAGATCAGTAGGACAGGGGTAGCTGGACCTTCGAAATCGGCAAAGTACCCAAAACTTCTACCAAATGGGGAAATAGTAGGCGCTGATTGTAAAGACCGGATGCCGTGATATACTGATCGGTGACAGTTGTTCAAAATATTCCGGGGTAGCTCAATAGTGGAGCAAGCGGCTGTTACCCGCGAGGTTGTAGGTGCGAGTCCTACCTCCGGAGCCAGTTTCGTAAAATGGGTGTATGGCTGAGCAGCAAAAGCATCTGCCTGTAGAGCAGACGGTCCTTGTGGCCTTCGTAGGTGCGAGTCCTACTGCACCCACCAGAATTTAAGGAGAACGATAATGAGCTTGGTAGTGAGCGCAGACTTCCATGTCGGACCCTATCGCAATGGCCCCGACATCAACGGCGTCAATGGACGCCTCCTCGACATTAAGGCGAGGATGTGGGAGATTTTGGACTTTATCCGGAAGCGCCAAGTCTCCAACGACCCCATCACCTTCATCATGGCTGGGGATGCCTTCGTCCATAAACACCCCTCCATCCCCGAATTGACGGTGTTTTCTGAGTTTATCAAGGAACTCATCAGCCTGTATAAGGTGGAGTCCTACATCTTCCCCGGCAACCACGACGCGAGTAAGGTCGTCGGTCAACCCCACGCCTTGGCTCCATTCATCGCCCTGACAAAAGACACGTGCGTCCACATCGTCAGTGAGCCGACTCGCGTGAATTTTGGTGGGGGCTGCCACGCCTACTTCTTTCCTTATCAATGGCACAGCCAAGACAAGCCCCTAGCCGAATTCACGAAGGACGCCACCGACAAAGACTACCTCTTCGTTCACGGCACCATTGAAGGCGGGGTCATGAGTAAGCTCGTGGACTACGAACTCTTTGATGAGGATGTCATACGCTATGACACGGTGAAAAAGTTTAGGGCTGTCTTCGCTGGGCATCTGCATGACGCCCAGCACTTTAACAATGTCTGGTATCCCGGCTCCCCCGAACGCCTTGCCTTTGGCGATGAACTCAGCCCCAAGTCATTTTTGCACGTGTTTGATGACGGCAAGAACTTGAGCGTGAACACGATCCCGCTCCCTAATGCGCGGAAGATGGTGACCATGCACTACACCCAGCTAGAGGAATTGAAGCAGGGACGGATGTCGGTGAAAGACGCCATCGTCAGGATTACGGGTGTCGTGAAGGGCGAACTTCAGAACACACGCAAGGCCCTTGTTGATGCTGGCTGTTACTTCGTCGCGGGACTCCATAGTGCGGACCAGATCGTGAACGAACTCCCCAAAGCCACGAGCATTAACGTGTCTGAGTTCGTGCGTAGATTCGCTGAGAAGACCGGGTATAAGGGCGATGTTGTCGCCGCCACCCGCATCATTCTCGATACCGTGGACAACCAGCTATGATTGGGCTCTTGATGGGGACCTTGTTGGGGCAAGCCTACGCCATGAGTCAGGGGGATCACTCCACATCGCCTCGATGTGCCTGTCATTCATCGGAAGAGACCGGCACCGTTTCGAGTACGCCGTTGGTGGTCATCGGCCTAACCGATGAGGAGTTTAAGGAGTTTTCCCGCAAGCAGAGAACATTAACGGAGACACAGTCATGACCAAATCGGAGCGGTTGGCGATTGCGAAGGTGGTCAGGGCGGCAGAACGATGTGTGAGAGACGGGATTGGTCACTGGTGCTTCAAAGACCCTTGTCGGTGGTGTGACCTAACCGAAGCCGTGGAAACGTTGCGCGTGATCACCAAGTACGTCAGACCTCGTCGCACCAAAGGGACGTCATGAAAAAACTAAAGCGCCAGAAACTCTGCTTTGTTTTTGGTGATGCCAAGTCACAGATCAGCATCCACGCCTACACCGCAACAGAAGCCAAGCACAGGCTTACGGTCTCCGATCCGTTCTACCGCACATGGAAACTGTATAAGACTCGTAAACGCTGTGTAATGGCTGGGGGACTAGGGTCATGAAGCTCATGAGGCTCAAGCTCCACAACTACAAGTCCTATGCTGACTGTGAACTCAATCTCGCTGATGTCAGCGCATGCAGCATTATCGGTGGCAATGGTGCGGGGAAGTCTACCATCGTTGAGGCCATTGTCTGGGCTATCTACGGCTCCGCCAAAACCGGCAACAAAGACGTGGTCAGGTCTGGCACCGAATATTGTTATGTCGAACTCGATCTTGAGATTGACGGCAAACTCTATCGCATTGAGCGCGAATACGATGACGGGAAGATGGGGTTGTCGGTGAAGGTGGATGGGAAGGCGGTGGCTCAGGGTTCCAAGAACCTTGCCTCTATCGTGGTCAAGGCCGTGGGCGCAACCAAAGAACTGCTACAGGAATCCGTGGTCATCCCCCAAGGCCAACTCAACTCCTTCATCAAGTCCACGCCCTCACAGCGCCGGGACCTCGTCGCCTCGATCTTGGGGCTGGATAAGTACGGTAGGGCATGGGAAACCGCCAAAGACTCATTGCGGGAGATGACGGTGGCTGTGGCCTCGCGCAAGGGCACGATTGACGCTATTGAAGGCCAGATCACGGCCATGCCGTCTTACGATGACCTCAATGCCGCCATCGCCACGACGTCGGCAGAGATTGGGGCCTTTAACTCCAAAATCACTGACCTCACCCAAAAGCAGGAGCGGATACTAGCTGAGGATAGGGCCACTAGAGAGACTTGCGCGAATCTCGATGTCACCATCAAGTCCCTGACGACAAAAATCGCTCACGCCGAAATCAACTTTGACACCCAGATCGGCAAGGCCGAATCCGATATTCGGGTCTGCGAGAACCGGGTCACGACCATCGACAACTTGCGCGGGATGTTGCCTTCGCTTGAACTCAGCCTCAAAGAGGCAAATGACGCTTTAGCGGAAATGGCGAGAGTGGGGAAGGAGATCGAGGACGCCAACCGAGAAATTGAGGGGTGCAGGAAGAGGATTGCCGTGATCAAGGACGGTGGCGACATCTGCCCCGTGTGTGGGACCACAATAGAACCGGCGAAGTGGCAAACCATTGTGAAGGCCATTGAAGACGAGATGCGGTCTTTCATGGATAAACTCAGCAAACTCCCACGGACTCAGACCAATGGCCAGCCCGAAGTCATTGCGAGGCAGATATCCGAGACCAAGGAGAAGGTGGCTAAGCTAGAGGGGCAGCAGGACACGAAGCAGATTCTCCTTGACCAACTCTCCAACCTCAAATTGCAAAAGCAGCAAGTGGGGGACGGGTTAAGGGGGGAACTGGAAGCCGCTACCCAAACCCTGAAGTTGGTGGGGACCAAGCTCAATACCGAAGTCAACGTCTTAGGGTCCGAGATCACGATGATAACGGCGCAACGGGACATCTGCTCGAAGAGGTTAGTGGGATTCGCCTCGACCAAGCAAAGCCGGGAGACCCTTGAGAATTCATTGAAGGACGCCCGAGATAACTTGGCCTTGTTCAAGGACAAGCTCCCCGAAACCGAATTCGTGGCAGCAGCCCTCTCTCCCACTGGAATCCCGCTCATGATCACTGACCACTACATGCCGTTAGTCGCGCAACGGACCCAAGAGCTGTTGCATATGATGTCGGACGGACAACTCAATGTTAGGGTCGAGATCACGGAAGCCGGAACCAAGAAAGGCATTGAGTTGTCGGCGGGAACAGACACCCTCAGGCCCATTGAGTCGTTGTCGGGCGGTGAAGGGACACGGGTGAGCTTGGCTCTACGTGTCGCCCTGAGTCAGATTTTACAAGAAATGTCGGGATGCCATTTCAACTGCTTGATCGTAGACGAGCCCGAATATTTGGACCCAGTCGGGATCAGTCAGTTCATCGCCACCATCAACACCCTCCGCGACCAATACCAGCAAATTTTTGTGATGTCGCATATCGACAGCATCAAGAATAGTTTTCCCAATGCTATAATGGTCGCCAAACAAAACGAGATCAGTGAAGCCAAGGTGATATAGGAGAAGACAATGCCAAAAGGAAAGAAGAAAGTAATAGATGCCACCAAGACCCCGGAAGCCCCCGCCAAGGTCACACTGGCTGGAGATCGCGGGATCGCATTGACCGCCCAGAAAATTGGGTTCGCCGTGGCCTGTTTGAACAATGCCGGAACCCTCCTCACCAGCAAGAGCGTGTACGAGAGTCCACTTGACTCTGAGGACCCCGGTGATGCTAGACTTGTGGCCACCATCGAGCGCAGAAAAATGGCGGTGAAGGCCCTTCAACGCGCCATTGAAATCTGTGAGCGGGTACTGTTTGAATTGGGGGAGGGACGCAAAGATGAATCACACTCTTGGTAACGCCTTGGTTGAGGTCTTGATGACGGCATCGGAATTTCTGATGTTCTTTGCCAAGCCCTTGATGGCGATGTCTCTGTTCTGCCTCAAGCTCACCAATGTCGTGAGGGCACGTGTCACAGAAGAAGTCGTCTAAAGGCATACAAACGCTGCGGATTACGTCATCTGATTTCCCGGTCAAATACGAGGGCGATGACGGATTGCGTTGTCGGATGAGGTTAGATTATAATACGGCTCATGGGATTTGGCTATTCATCAGTCGGCACAAGGGTCGTTGGGATGTTCACTCGAATCCTTTCCCCGGTGAACTTCCTCAGGAAGAGCTGGACACGTTTGTCGCACTTTTTAAAAGAAGCGTTCAGAAGTTTGATCCACAGGCCACGTTCAAAAGAACACTCGTTCCTGCGTAAGTTCAGGGAGAACGAGCGTGTCTGAACAGGGACAGGAACTTGTTCCCGCCAGATGCCAAGCCGTGGTCAATGCTGGCCCCCGCCGTGGCGAACCCTGTAACGCCGCCCCCGTCCCCAACTACCCCTTCTGCCACCACCACATGCAGCAGATTGGGAGGCCACAGGGACGTGGTACGAACAGGTACGGCCACAACCTCCCCGACACCCTCAGGCGTGACTTTGAGGAGATGTTGGAGGATGCCGACCACAAGAACCTTGTGCCGGAGATCGCCAATATCCGGGCACTGGTAGGCAAACTCCTGCAACAGACCTCAGCCATTGACGAAGAAGGCAATGTCGTCATCTCCAAGAAAGACTTGGAGTACGTGTATGCCGGGACCAAGCTCATCGGGGAACTCACCGAAAAGCAGTCCAAGATCAGTCCCGACAAGTTTGTCCCTGTTGCCGAAGTCATGCGGATTATCACCGACATCGTGGACATCGTGCGGACCAATCTTCCCGCAGACATGATGCCGATTCGGGAGAGGATCGCCGGAGAAATCCAGCGGTATTGCATGGGCCAAGTCCTGAATCGAGCCGAGGGGACCGACGATGCCCAACATCAACCCTGAGGTTTTCAAGCACCTCCTCAAGGAGTCCGACAACTTAGTCCGGACCCGATCCGAGATTTGGCAACACCAACCCCTCCCCCTTCAGGAGTTCGTGAGGGAACATTTGCGGTTGCCCCCACTCACTCCCAGACAATACCAAGAACTCATCACGTTCTTAGGTGAGGACTCAAGCAAGGTCTTTGACAACGGCTCCCCCTACAACCTGATCTGCATTCTGGCGGGTAAGGGCAGTGGCAAGGACTACATCGCGTCTGTCGCTGTCACCTACTGCTTTTACCTGTTGATGTGCATGAAAGACCCACAAGCATATTTCGGGTTTCCCACGGGAGAACCCATCGACATCATCATCATCAGCTACTCTGCTGAGCAAGCCAAGCGCATCACCTTTGAAAAGATCAAGCAGCGATTTAAATACTGGAAGTGGTTGAGGGCCAACTACACCGTGGTCTGGGGGGAGAAGTTTGTGAGTGAGAAGGGCAAGCCCGAGGTCTTCGTGCTTGGCGACTCCATTTGCAGCCACAACAACGTCCGTATTTATTCTGAGCACTCTGCCAACGAGTCCTTCGAAGGCTACAACATCCTGTTTTGGGTGATGTCGGAGTCGTCCGCGTTCAAGGCCCAGAACAAGGAACGCAATGGCCAAAAGGTCTACGATACCCTCAAGAGTTCGGCCAATTCCCGTTTCCCCGGCAAATGGAAGGGAATGGTGATCTCATTCCCTCGTTATGAGAAAGACGTTGACTTCACCTACGCCCTCTACGAGGAAGCCCTGAAGGGGAAGGACGTTGTCACCGACAAAGACGGCAACGTCACCAAGTGCAGTATTTGGGGGACCAAGGGTACGAGTTGGGAGTTCAATCCCACGCGCTGGAAGAGTGGCGTCACCTTTAAGCTAGGTAGCCTTGGCAGCCACGTCCCCGAAGACCTTGCCGATGTCGAGGTCCCCATCGAACTCAAGGAGAGCTTCGAAAGCGATTTCTCGACGTGCATGCGCTTATACCTGTGTGAGCCACCTTCAGGCGCGACTCGCGTCCTCCCCGACGACGTATTGATTCGCGCCGTCCACGGTCAATCCCCGTTGATCGTAGGCGAACAGTTTGTGAGTGGCGGCAAGATTTGTATGAAGTTGCACGGCCTCGACCCCAAGAACAAGGACAGATTCAAAGAAGACTACCTGCTGACGACGGACTTAGGGGAGAGTTTCGCTGCCACAGCCATGGTGCTTCAGCATTACGACTCCAATGTTGGCTACATTCAGGATGCGTTTTGGACGTGGACACCGAACGTAGAGAAGGGGATTCCGGTGGACTTTGACAATGTCCGCGAGACCCTGTTCTTGATTGCGGCATTTGTCCCCCACATCAAGTTTGGCTTTGACCAGTGGCAGTCTAAGCTCTTTATGGCAGACCTACATAAGCGTGGGGCTAAAACCGAAGAGTATCACACCACGGATCGAGACTACGGTATTTTCAGACGGGCCATGGCCATGAACATTGCCAAAATCATCAATCCCGCACGTGACCCCTCCTTCATGAATCAGTTGAAGGCGATCAAGCAGCGGGACGGGGTGACGTTTTTGGACAAGAAGATCAGTGAGCGGAAGGACATTGTGGACGCCACTGTCGGCGGATTCAATGTCTTGATCGATAAAAGTATGACGACAAGCAACTTGCCGGGGACAGTGATCACCAGCAATCTCGCAGAATTCGGCACACTAATTCAGGAGGCGTAGATGGCAAACACTTTGAGGCTGTTGGAGGCATTTGGAGACAAGAACAGTGTCGAGGCACTAAAGAAAGATTTCCGCGACAACTTCATGCGGGCATGGAAGGACACCGAGACCAAGTATTGCAACGAGCACAAGCGTCCCCCAGTGATGACACCAGAGCTAGCGACTGAGATCATGGGGTATTTGGAGCGTTGCCACACCCCCTTCCACATTGAGGCCTTGAAGCAGATGGTGTTGGTGAACTGGCAAATCCCCAATAACTATGGGGATTTGGACAAAGAGGCGAACGCCCTCATGACCAAGGCCCTGACTTAATAAATTGACAAAACCTTAATGTTCGTGGTTGAATACAAAGGAGAAAATGACACGGAGCAGTTTAGAAACGGTTTAATGCTTCGAACATAAACGTAAACTTAACCCTTAGGAGGTTAACTAGGCATGAAGATCACGAACATTAGCACAAACGCGGTTCAGATCACGGACCTGTTGGGCAGCGACTCTTCGATCACGCAGTGGCAGGACGGTCTTCGCAACCTCCTGATTCCTGCAAGCGATTATCGGATTGTGCCGAACCTTCAGGGCGGGAACTCTGCCGCAGTCAAGAAGTTGAAGGACGACGGCGTCGTCACGACTGACAGAACAGTTGAGCCCGATGGTTCTGATCCGACCAAGGAAGTTGGCGGCCCCATCGTAGGATTGCCTCTGACCGTTGCGTAATGCCTGACCCACATCTCTATTGGGATAATTTTCCTGCGAATCGTATTCCAAAGAGCAGGGTCAACATCGAAAATCAGGAGATATCGGTGCCCCCGGATACGGAAGTATCCGGGGACCCCACCGAAATCACGATAGGACCGAAGAAGGTTTTTAAGCGCGGGTATCCCACGGGCAAAACCGTGGGGGTCGAAGGATCAGAGTCACTGGGAGGAAAGGGCATGGCGTCGAACAAAATGGACCTGTTGACCACGCACGGTGTCACCGATGGGTCTCAAATCTGTCAGGTCTTGCATCCACGAGAGATGTCATTGCTAGAGAGCGTAGTCAATCAAAAGGCATTCTTGGTCACCAAGGACTTCAAGGTCATCGATATCGCGGCACATGAATGGCCCATCAACCTCGTCGCCGCTAAAGACGTTCGCACCAACCTCAAGGCTACAGTGAAGCATGGTGGGGAATTGGGGACGGTGGCAGGAGTCAACGGCGACTACGTCATGATTCGAGCGAAGGCTGGGGACCTGATGGTGTCTGTCTACGACCTTGAGCCCGTGATGTCCGCAGAAAACCCCGAACTCGATCTCGTGTCCACCGCTATCGCCCCCGTTGCTGCTGCTGCCCCCACGATTGAATATAAGGGATACACGTATACCCCGAGCTTGGACGTTGACGATGACGTCACCAAGATTTTTCACGACGTCACCGCACCCGATGGCAAACTCTTGGCAGTAGACTTTACTCCCTACGCATACATGACCGAAGAAAACTTGAAGGCGTGGATTGATCAGGGGATGCCGCCACGTAAGGGCGCGTCCCCACTTCAAGACGAAGACCTGAAGGCCGGTCCTGCTGCCGATGCCCCTGCCCCCATCACCAGCGCCATTGAGAGCCCGTGGCCTCATGAGCAGCCCCAGCGCACACCCGAACCCCGGCTCCACAAACAAATGAAGGATGCGGTGAAGTCGTATTGGGCGTTGGGTAAGTCCCTGCAACAAATCGAAGACATGATGGGGGCGCAGGTCGTTTTTGATCCCGGTGCCGGAAACTTGGCTTCACTATCGCAAGACATCCTCGCGGGAAAGTTTACGATTCATCTCAATGAAGACGGTCAGGCCGAAGGTCAGCAGGAGGCATAAATGAACACGGAGTACGGGATTGGCGGGTTCTCCATCAAGAGTGATGGCAGAAGGTTCTACGTCTATAGTGGCGAGACCCTTCTGGACTCATTCAAGGAGTTTGAGACGGCAGCCGGATTATTGGGCGACCTCCACCTCTCCAAAAAGGCGACAGGCGATGACAGGATCGGGACCAAGGCATTTTGTCCCTCTGTCTTCGGCAACGGCGATGCCGTGGTGGTGGTGGCGAAAGTAGATGAGGGGTATATCGTGCAACCGACTGGGTCTACAAGCCGCATGACGGTTGCCGAAGAATATTTGTCCGAGATACCAGAGATGTTCGGGGAGGAGCGGTAATGTTCGTACATCAGGCCGGAGACAGGGTCAGAACGCTGGTAGCTTCCGAGGGGATTCCTGAGAGCACCAAGGGCAACGTCGTTTTTTCCGATCACAGTGGGGCCGTGGTTGAGGCGAAGATCGATGGTGTTCCCGTACAAGCCAACTTCCACAACCACCAACTCGAAGTCATCTCCTCTCACGGTGAAATCGAGCGGACCCGGCAACTGCACGGTATCCCGTATGCGGGACTAGGTCTACCGGAGGAGTTGCTGGAGTGCGAGGGACATATCCGCGACCTGATTGACGCTGGCTACGGCTACCGCTACATGGAGTCGTACCTGATGTCGAATGGGTATGGGTACAACGTCATCCGTCGTGCCTTCACCAAGTTGGCGGGGATGACGCCGGAACAAGCCGTGAACATTGACGCCATCTACAGCCCCGGCTCTATTCCTCAGTTCAACTATGCATGGGGGATGGCGAGGAAAGGCAAAGACATCTACTTCATCATGTCGATTGCGGACAAGTACGTGATCCTGTGTCAGGAAAGCGACATGGTTAGGATCGAACACTCTTCCTACCTTGAAGTCTTGGAGGCTAAGGAAGCCCTGAAGAAGCTGGTGAAGAAGGTGATGCAGTGGGACCCGCCCGTGAAGGACGTCAAGAACCAGATGACGGATGCCACGCAACTCTACCGGCAGCCCCAACTCTTTATGAAGGCCAGCGAGATTCAGGACTGGGCCAAGACCCTGAACAACTACGACTCTATTGATGAGCGTGGAGCCATGATCCGTCAGGCCTATGATGAGGATCGGATCACTGACATCGAGCGCGACTTCCTCTTGAGCAAGTTCGCTGATGCTGAGGCCCAAATGGAAGAGACGGCGGTCAGGGAAAAGCTGGACGATATCGAAAAGGAAAAGATGGATCGGCCTATTCGTGACGAGATCGCGGAAAAGACACCGGCACAGTATTTCCAGAAGCACAAGATGCAGAACCGTTACTCCATGCTCCCGGCTGATGTCGTGGACACGATCTCGCGGTACCTGTATCAGGCGAACGCCAACCTCCAAGACTTTGGCGTGGAAGTCCACAGCCTGAAATATGCGACAGTGCAACCCGCCAAAAAGAAGGGGAAGGGCAGCCCCGTGTCCGGGGAACCTGCCGACATCATGGATGCGACGGCATCGGTGTCGGTGCTCGTTGAGGTCACGGACAACAAGGCCGCCGAGCCCTACAACACCAAGCTAGGACTGATGGTGTTTAGCGTGATCGGTACCGAACTCTATACCAGCGACACCATCAAGGGTGAGGACGACTGGGTCTACGCTTTGAGTGATGAGGGCCTGAGCAAGTATTTCCAGTCCGAACGCCAGCTATCGGTAACCAAGAAATGAGCTGGGTCATTCAGGCCGACCACTTCGGAGCCGACCCCTATCAATCCATGGTGGAGGCCGAGAAGGAAGTGAATGAGGCCGAAAAATATCTGGCAGTAGTGGAAATGCATAACCGAGCACAAATTCAGGAGCTTGAGACCCAAATTCAGGTGGCTCAGGACCGGGTTGATACTGCACAGCGGCGTTATGAAGAAGCCGTGAACGTGAACGAGTCTGAGTTGGCGCTAGAATTGGAGACCCCAACATGAGCTGGACGATTAAGGCTGATGATGCCAGCCGCGACAAAGTTAGGCTTATTAAGCAGCTGGCGAAAAAGCTCATGGAAAACGATCTCGACCCCCACATCGACGCCACCTTTCAAGAGGCGTGGTGGGAGTATCAGGGCGGCTTTCTAGATGAGGCGATACAAACGCTGAAGCAGTTGATGGAACGTGAAGGCATTCAGGAAGATACGACAGAGGCGATGCAGTTTCATCGAGCAGCAAAGGAGCACAAGACCATGGGGTGGACAGTGAAGGCGGCAAGCAATATCGAGTTTACGGTACACGCCGAAGCCAAGGTCACGGTGGGGATTGCCGATATTGAGAAGCGTCCCGAAATCGAACGGCTTCGTGCCAGCACTGACCCCGTGGACCGCAAGGTCGCCAAGGCCCAAGAGGTTGCCCCGCAGATGTTGAGGGAGATTGTGGCTGATAAGTTACGCGGGATCAACGAATACGCATCGTCTCAAGGCATCATCATCCTGAATACGGGTTCACCCGAACCCGAGGATGGTAACATTGACTGGGCCGAATACTTCAACCGCATCGACAAGACTAAGCCCGGTACCAAGAAGCCCGAAATCGCAGCCCCAAAGGAAGGAATTAATGAGCAACCCGAGGCAGTCGTCTAATCGAAGCGAGTCCGACCTACGACTTGAAGCCGCTGTAGCCGCCAAAAACAACAGAGAAGAGGGTCTGCTTAAGGTTACGGCTGCTGACGGTGGATTCTTTGGGTCGGGAGACATGGGAACCATTCGTATTCCCATGCTCTACATGGACCCGATGTTCGACCAAATCCTTGTCCTGTTCCCCCAAGACAATATCCGCGAACTCAATCGGCGTCTACGCCATTACTACAGGTACAACCCCTATATCCGCTCCATCATCGACTTCCACACCGAGACCCCGATTTCTGATTTTGAGCTACGGTGTCCGGAAAGTACCGAAGCCGAAGAATACTACAGGGACTATAAGGATCGCGTAGACCTGTTTGAGGTCTGCACCCAAGCCCTGCGCGATTACTGGCTGTTGGGTGAGAGCTTCCATTTCGGGAATTGGGATGACACCGAACTCGAATTCGACTCCTTTGTCCACTACCCACCGGAAGAGGTCCAGATTTCGTCAGCTTATATCAGCCCCCAAAAGGTGTATGCGTTGCGCCCGAACAAAGACATTGCCAAGCTCATGGGGTCAACGAATCCCTCCGACATCATCATTGCCGACTACATCAGGACGGCAATGCCCCAACAGGCCCACGCCATTGCGAATAACCAGCCCCACATTCTGAAGTCGAGCCAGTTGATCGTGATGCAGAGGACGATGGCGGGGTACATAGAGAGGGGTGTGAGTCCGTTATTGTCCGTGGTCAAGGACCTCATGTACGAGGATTTCCTGAACCTTTACCGCACCACCTTCATCCAGCGCCACTCGTATCCGCTCAAGCTCTTCAAGCTGGGGTCCGAATCCAAGGGCTTCATCCCGAGCCGGAAGATGTTCAGCGAGTTCCGGGCACAACTCGTCCAAGCCTCCAACGACCCCGACTACAACCTCGTCACCCACCCCTTCATCAATATTGAATATGTGACTGGGCACGACAAGATTTTGCACTTGATCCCGTACTACGAACTGGTGAAGTCGAGAATCTTTGCCGGTTTGTTTGTGAGTGATGCCATCGTGTCTGGTGAAAAGACCCCGTATGCATCTGGCATCACCTTTATGAAGGGGTTGATGAACCGCTACCTGACGGTGCGGAACCAGCTCGAACGCGAGATCAAGCGCAAGGTCTTCTATCACTTGGCACGGGCACGGAAGTTCTATAAGCCATCCCCAGCCGATATAGCGCACAACGTCAGGACCCGGCGTACCGACAGCAACCTCATCATCCCCGAGTTCTTCTGGAAGAAGGCGAACCTACTCTCGAATCAGGCCATCATGACCATGGCGATGACGCTGCGGGACAAGAAGGAAATTCCGATGCGGTTTGTCGCAGAAATGATGGGCTGGGATTTGGACGACATCATCTACCAGTTGAAGCGCGAGGAAGGAACGAGACTCGACCCGAAGTGGAGGAAGGCGGTTGACGACGCCATCGCCAAGGACCCAGAGCTAGCGAAGAAGCTCATCCTAGGTGACGACATCGATGAAGCGTTGAAGGCCAAGTTCAAGGAGCAGAAGGACGAAGCCCCACCAGAGCCACCGAAGACGACTCCAGCCAAGGGGCGGGGGAAGCCCGAGGAATTCAAGCTGCCGGAAGCCATTGGACCATCGACGATGGTCACCCCACCTGAAGGCGGGAAGAAGCCAGCCGAATCCGAAGACAAGGCCCCGGCATCACCACCTGAGGGGGGCTTGCCTGAGCGTAAGCCCAGACCCGGTGAAAAAGAGCCCGGAGGTGAGGGATGAGTTGGACCCGGAAAGCCGCCCGCGCTCCCGTAGTCACGGGCACCCTCACCTTCTCCTTTGATCTCAGCTCCTTGGACCTGACGTCGGCCCCCGGCGTCAAGGAAATGTATGACGCCTTCAGGAAAGAAATTGAGGATGCGTTCATGAGGACGACAGACGAGGGCATGCGGGATGTCATGCATGATCGTATTCGTGACAAATATGTTGGACTTATGCATCAAAAGATGCCAGAATTGAAGGCAGGACTGAACGCATATATTCAAGAGCGGGTGGAAGCCGAGATCGACCCCAGTGCGAATCCCGACCTCTCCCTGAACATCAATGTGGAGACCGTGAACGAGGTCGATCCAGATTCCGTATTATCACCAGAACAAATCTTTAACTACTAGGGGGACAGATGTTGACGAGGGACCAGATCATGAAGGACTTTAACGTTGACGAACGGGGCATTATTCAGAATCCCGGTAAGTTCGAAAGCGAGATGCTGTACGTCCCCTACTTCTGGGATATGGTGATGGAGGGGGCAGGTGAAGACCTGTATTTTAACGATAGTTCTCTCGTCACTATCATTGCCGTGAGTGCCGACGACCTGAAGGCATTCCCCGAACTAGGTAATGTGACGGAGATCGCCATTGAAAGTACGAGTCAAGGATTCGTGATTGTGACGACGGGCTCTGCGGAGATCGCCAAGATCAGGGCAGACTACGCCAAGGAAGCCGAAGCTCCAGCCCCCGCGACAGAGGAGGAATCGATTGTGGCCACAGAAAGCGCGAATAAAAAGTTGGTGAGGAAGGCGGCTGATGCCCCGGCATCATTTCAGGTGGGGGATAAGGTTGAGTTCCCCGTGCATTGGATGGGACATGATAGCTTTGCACAGGGGGAGATTGCGTCCATTGAGAATGACGTCGCCCAGATCAATCTCGATGGTGATGCCAAGACCCCGGAATGGGCACCGCTAGTCGAACTCAGGAAGATTACCGAATACAGCCCCGCATCTACTGCGGCTCCCGAAGACTTCAGGAAGATGCAGGAAGAGGGGGGCATGGTCGAAACCGAGGCCTCAGTCATCGATCCCGTGACCGCATCCGAAGATGCACGGAAGCTGGTGATTCAGGCAATGGGGTACAAGGATATCCCAGCCCAAATCCGGGCCTGTTATCTCTTGGGATTGGCCGAACAAAAGATTTGGAAGTCTGCCGTAGACCAGATCAAGAAGAACCACGAAAAGGAAATGAAGGACAAGGTCAAGGCCCTGACGAAGTGGGGCACGGTACAGCCGAGTGATGCCGCCGTCAAAGACGTCATCGCCAAGGTCCTGCAAGCCAACGGCATCTACCCCTATCCGAATCTTGTTGCGGCTGTGTACGCTAACCCATTCCAGAATCGTGGGTCTGTGGTTCCCGAAGACCCCACCGAAACCATGTCCGAGCCTAGGTAAGTGGCCGACCCACACTATGAAGACGCCCTAGCACACATCGACTCCCTCCTACAAAGAATTGAGGGCGTCGAAGTCTCTGCGTCCGCAGATACCGATACCGCAGAAGTCGTTCGGGACTTGGTGTCGGCTGTGGCCGAGAAGCTGATCATCCTCAGGGACCGGATGACTGGGGAAGATGGCTCTTATACGGTGGGTGGATAATGGCGTGGGTTCAGGCCGCTGAAACCAGCACCTATTCTTATGGTCACGGCATGTGCGATGCTTATGCTATCGCCCTACATCGTAAATTTGGATACCCCATTGCAATTATTCAAGGAGTTAGGACTGACAAATGGGGAGAAAAAGATTACGAACCGGTCCACGCCATTGTTTTGAAAGACCCGAATACTGGCATCGATATAGTTGGGGAACGCCCCCTCAAAGAAATCATAGAACAGGCTGGCTTTTCCCATCCTCCGGAGGAAATACAAGTAGTGCGTATATCCGAAAGTGAGGCGAAGGAAACTTTTACTATGGAGGGGGTTACCGAAGAACAAATTGCCGAAGCCGCCAGATATATTGAGGGACGCCAATGAGTTGGGTTCAGGCTGATCTCGCCAGCGTTGCCTTCCTCGTAGACCCTAACGGCAGAATCCTGCAAGGGGAATGGCACCACGACATCATCCTCGATAGAGTGGACGCATTCCCTGACGATCTCCAAGACCGGGTTCGTCAGATCAAGGCCATCTCAGTACGTGACTATCGCCGTGCCGATGAAGAGGCTTGGGAGATTGTCAGGGAGTTGGTGGGACGTGGCTGGTGCAGGGGACGCTGGGAACCGGGCACAGAGCTTAATCTAATGTTGGGTGAGGACAGGGGCGAAGCCACTGTCGAGCAGGTACTAACGTGGCTGCCGGTGGAGATGCTGGATGTTGCGACCCTATTCTTGGAATTTTTGGATGGGGCAACGGGGATCACGGTTCATGTTGATGAGGGAGAGGATGCCTTGGAAGCCTATAAGAAGCGTCGAACCAAAACAGGCTGGAGATACGCCAGTCACGCCTATACGTGGGCAGAGCTGAAGGTGCTCGTCCCCGATCTAGGGGTTTCGTATGAGACGCTGTACCGGACCATGGGTGGACCCGAGGAGAATCCCAGCTACCACGAGGCGTGGGCGTGGCTAGAAGCCGAGACCGAACCCGAGGAAGTGACGGGATTCCTGAGGTTTGAGTTTGGCAAGGACTTGCCCATGCCAGATCGAAACCGCGTCTACGAAGAAGAACACAAGAAGACGATGGAAAAGACCTATACGCCGGAAAGATTTCAGACGATGCAGAAATGGGAGTGGATGGATATTGCCGATCTCCCCGCCCTCCCCTCTGGCACACCCCCCACAGAACAAGAGAAAAGGGTTGGCATATCCATCAGGCAAACGGGGAAGGGTGCGTATCTCGCCAATGATCTTTGGGGGTGGGGATTTCAGGCGCGTGGGGGCAGACCTAGGGAGGCCTTGGCCGAAATCTATACACAGATGGGCGGCAGATTGCCGTATCACGTATGAATAGGGAGGACATTGACCCCTTGCTGGCGTTTGTTCAGGAGATGGAATCTGATCTCCAAGCCATTAAAACCGCCCTTTATTCAACGGACGAAGACTATGACGATACCATCCTCTCAGCCCAGCTCAGCCTAGAAAAGGTGGCCGAGAATCTTGCGAATACTGTAAAATACCTTGACGAGCAGCTACAGATAAAAGAACTTGACGAGCAGCTACAGAAGATAAAGGAATTGGAGACCAAGAAAGACGATGGGCTGGACTAAGCCACAAGCAAGGCCTCGTATTTATCGGGACCGGATTGGACCCAAGAAGGGCGTTCAAACCGGCTCTGGTCCGTCCCTGATCAAACCCGGACAAACCGAATCCGAACACATGGGGTTCTCCGACTTTGACCGGATTTTCAATGACTACGACGACTCCACCATTAAGCCGGGTATGCCGTTTACGGGTACCGAATTTGACGCCAAGGCCTTTGGGTTGGAGGTGATGGCCGCAGCCAGCAAGCGGCTACGGCAACAATTTGAGCAAATGACAACAAAGAGCACGGACCCGAACAAGAAAAGGTTTTTGGAGTTCGTGGCCAACGACCTCAACCATGAGCCGTTGCAGACATGGCTGGTGCGGAGCTGGAGAGATGATCCCTCGATCTTTGATGATGAGACCGCGCAAAAACTGATCGATATCGACGACCTCTATAATATCTCCGAAGACATTCGGCGGGTGGGGTTGGGGACGGGTACAAATTTCAAGGACGTCTTCACCAACCTCCAACGCGGACGCACAAATTGGCTGTCTCTGTCCAAGATCAGCGAACACCACATTCTCCCAGTAGAAGGGACCAAGGTCATGGACTTTGGTGACGGGTGGGGGTGGTGGAACCTAGGCAAGAAGGAGTCCCCAGAAGAAGGTAAGGCCATGGGGCATTGCGGGAACACGGCCAATGCCGACGACAAAGACGTCATCTATTCCCTGAGAAAGCAGATGGGGCGCTCCTATGTCAGGCCCGAACTCACGTTCATCCTAAATGGGGGGTGGCTGGGGGAGATGAAGGGGAGGTCAAACCAGAAGCCCGTGAAAGAGTACCACCCCTATATCGTGGAACTATTAAAGCAGCCGGGTATTAATGGCATCTTTGGTGGTGGGCATGATCCGCCTAACAACTTCGCCATTTCTGACCTGAATCCAGAACAGAAGCAGGGAGTTGAGTCGGCGCACCCCGAATTTGTCGGAGACTGGCGCATGACTTCACCCGCCATTAAGCGGGACACCGTTCTCTCCTTCCCAGAGAAGTGGATGAGCGGACAAGGCGGCTTAGACTTGGAATCAGAGGACCTACAGATTCTCAAGTCTAAGCCGGATCAAGAGGCGTTGTCGAAACACGTTAAACAAAGGCCGCAGCTTGCTCTCAATTTCTTTAGTGACACGATGACCGACCAACAACGGGATGATGCCCTGAATCAGTCTATGAAGAACAGCCCGAAGTCTACGTGGACCAATTTCTCTTCCCTTATGACGCCTGAACAAAAGCACAGGGGCATCGAGGCTATTCTTGTTGATGGTGAGCACTACTGGGCACTGACCAACCTCTACGAGCACCTATCTAACGATCAGGTCGAAAAAGCCCTTACCTATACCCTGCCCCGCGTTGATACTGAGGGGGCATGGAATCAATTTCACAAGAAATTTAAGCCCGCTCATAAAAAAATCTTGGCCGATGCCGTTGCTAAGAGTGCCGAAGACGGCAACGACATCTTTGATGCCGAGGGCTTCTTTGAGGAGGCCGATACAGAAGCTAAAGACAAGGCACTCAAGTCCCTGATCAAAAGACGTCCGGGCCAACTCCTTGCCCTCAACAAGAAAAAGGGTGGCAAGATTATGACGCCACAAATGATAGAGGCCGCCGCCGACAGGGTGATCGTGGAAGAGTCAAGCAATCAGGTGGTTATGGCCCTAGAAGCCATTGACACCATGTCTAAGGCTAAGGGCACAGCCATTATTGATATCGCCATCAAGCGTGATTACGCCAGTGCAGTCTTGACGACGGTCCCCCACCTCCTCCCCAAGGACCGTCTACAGAAAATGATTCAGGAGCAGATACGCAGTGACCCGAACTGGGCCGTGACCAAGATCAAGTCCCTGTTGACCCCGAAACAACTGGAAGAAGCCTTTGACCGAATGGACCCTGACGACGTATTGGAGCAGCACGGTGGCGATCTCACGCCAGAGTACCGGGTCAAGGTTTTGGAAAAGGTGGTACGCGTGAAGCCGCGCTGGGCGTTAAAGAATTTGACCGATCTCTCGCCCGAACTCAAGCACAAGGCCGTGTCAACGGTTATAGATGGCGATCCCAGTAGGTTCTGGCAGCACGATTTCATTTATACGAATGCTAGCCCCGAACAACTTGACAGCATGATGGGTCGGTTGGGCTACGACAAATTTGTCGGTGACTATGTCAACATCTCTCCACTCTTGACACCGGCACAATTGAAGAAGGCAACAACGTCGGCGTACACCACCCTCATGCGCCACAACGTTACCGGGATTTTGGACCATCCCGAAATCTTTGACGAGAAGCGGCGTCAACATGCCCTCCAATCCCTGATTGAGGTGGAGGAGGCGTATGCAGGGCGGGCATTGTTGACTACGTATAAGTCGTTACTCACAGACAAACAAAGACAGGAAGTGCTGGGTAATGTCGTCAAGTCTGAGGACTTTGAATTTTTGTTTGGGGATTACTGGAAAGAGGTGCCGGAAGATAGGCGGCGTGAAATTACTGCGTCAATCATCAAAGACAAGCCCTTCGTCGCCTTTGCCTATCGAGAGAGCTTGGGGCTGACGCCAGAACAGGTGACGGACTGTGTGACAAGAGCGGCCACAGAAAACGCCGAACATTTTAATTCGTACCACTTCCGGAACCTGACCGATCCACAGAAGCAGATCGTGATCGACATCGCCCTCCAAAAGAATCCACGGTGGGCGCTGAGGAACCTCCCAGACCTGTCAAAAGAACAGCATATGGTGGCGGTGGCTTCGTTGATGGAGTTAGCAAAATTGGATGTGGACATGGCGACGTGGACACTTGGCAATGTTCGTAGCTTTCTGACTTCAGAACAGAAGCAGACATTGGTGATGTTGGTCGTGGACGAGTCTCCGGGCTGGGTATTGGACAGGGAAGAATTTCGTAATCTCCTCTCTCCAGAACAGGTATTCAAGGCGGTGATGGGGGCGTGGAAGGGCAGGGACCACTCCTTCGGTGCTCTCTGGCGATCCTTTGCCAAGCTCCTGACCCCGGAACAAAAATCACAATTCGTTGATGCCGGTATAGAAGATGGTAACGCTAGGGACTATATGTTTGAACAGATCATGGATCAATTGACTCCAACCCAACGGCAAGCCATGGCCAAACATATGAAGATTGTGGAGTCGGTGAAGGATGGGTATCGCAATCTCAAGTGGGCACTCGCTAGTGGATTGTTGACGGAGGAGGAGAAGGCGGGACTCATACAGTGGGCCGTTGAACGCGGGAACGTCACAAACCTATTTGCTGAGGAGGTATTTGAGAGGGAGCTGACCTCAGAACAGAAGGCTGCGGTGGTGGCGAGGCTCGTGGGCGAGGAACCCTACCGTGCGCGGGAATGGTACAAGTATAAGCGCTTTGGCATTGATAAACTTCTGACTCCAGAACAGATTAGCGCCCTAGGACTTGACCCGGAATCCGTTGGTAAAGAGCGCAAGGACCATATCAAGCAGATTATGCGGGATGCACCGTTGCGGGCACTCACCGACTTCATTGAGGAAATGACTCCGGAACAAATCAAGTATTGCATTGAGAACACGTATGCGATGCGTGTGATGAGGAATGTTTGGAATAAACTCGATCACGAGCAACAACAATACACCATTGAACAGGCCATTGTTGAAGACAAGGATGAGCTTGAGGCAAGCTTTTGGGACCAACTCTCCCCAGAACAAAAGATCAAGGTGAATGAGACCAGAGTGTCTGAGGAGGCCAACACCATGATCGCCCGTGATCCAATGCTGGCTCTACAGCGGGCATTTGAGGCCATGACCCCGGAACAGATACAGTACGCCATTGATCAAGCCCGACCACATCTGGTGTTAAGGGATGTAGGGGACAAGATCACCGAAGATCAAAAGCGGGTGGTGATCGAAAGATTGGTGACGGAGGATCGGGACCGTGCCCAAGCCGAGTTCTGGCACCTACTCTCCCCCGAACAAAAACAAATTGTTGATCCGGCGAAAGCCGTGGCTGAGGCCGCCAACCCCGAAGCCCACCAAGCCAGCGCTAAGTGCGCGTACTGCCGGAAGCCCATGCGTTTGTTTGAGGACAGGGGCGTTCTCCAGTGCCCATATTGTCGCCGGGAACTCGCTGTAGAGGTTGATAGGCAACGGTTTCAGTATGATCCTTCCCGTGAGACTACGGGCGCAGAAGTAGCGATGGGCGGCCCCTCCCCCAACGAAATGAAGTTTGACCGGCAAATGTACCAGACCAAGGTCCCCGGTGATTTGTGGTAAAACGATGCACGACCTGTTCTGAGCCAGTTGTTGGTTCGACTTATAAAATGTGTGAAAAATGCAGAATTAAATGGCGGGGCTACATAAATAAAGAATTAAGGGCCAAAAATTATAAGGATAAAAAGAAGGGAGGCATTTGTATTTCGTGTCATAACAAGGCAATCGCTGGAAAGATTTATTGTGAGGGGTGTAGAACCAGCATTGCACAAAAACACAGGAAACTTAAGGACGAGGCATATAATTTTTACGGTGGATATAAATGCGTATGTTGTGGCATAACTGAGCCGACGATGCTTACGTTAGATCACGTAGACGGTGGAGGAACAAGGCACAAGAAAGAAATCGGTAGGGGCTATCATTACTATCGGTGGTTAAAAAACAATGGGTTTCCCACCAAATTACAGGTAATGTGTTACAACTGTAATTCCAGTAAGCATTTAAATGGCGGTATTTGTGTCCACAAACGCCCAAATCCAGCATCGTAACCCCAGACATTAACTTATCGAAAAGCTTGACATTCCGTTATACCCGTGGTATTCATAAGTCGTGAATCTCGCGGACGCAATTATCGTGAGGGGGGCCGTGGAACCGGGTGGTGTCGTTATCAATGACATTGCTGAAGACCGGCACTGCCCAAAGTGCGGACAGTTGGTTAAAACCGCTGCCGGGATCACACTTTCTAGCGTTCTAAATATCAGGGCCGGTGCAGACGCCGTCTGCCCACATTGCTCTGGCAACATCAACCACAACTAAAATCTGAGGGGGTGAAGACTTTACTCTGTTCGTAGACAACAAGGTTGTTGGTCGGGTCTGGAATCAGGTCGTCAAAAGCTCTTTTTATACGCCGAAAAACAGTGATATCGTTATCACTGCCGCAGCAGAAGCCACGCTGGTTTCTCCTGCCGAAGTCTTGGATGGCACCAAGCTGGGCCGGTACTGGCAGGACATTGTCACGGCCACCCACCCCGAATACGGGGACGTTGATAAGAAGATCATGCCGTCGATCTTCATGCCCCTCGACCTTGACCGCTTCCTTGCCGTCAGGGTACGTGCGGTTTCAGCCATGGAAAAGTGGGGTCCCAATATCAATGGTGACGCCTTCCCCGGCAAAGAACTTGAAACTTCCCACCAAAGCCTGATTGCCAAAGGCTTCTACGACGAACACAACTCCTTTGATCCGCTGAATGCCATGGGCATTATTGCCCACGCCCAGTGGATGCCAGAGGAACAGTTCGTTGAGTGTGTCGCACTCATCGACAAGGTGTTGTTCCCTGATAAAGCGGACATGGTTCGCCACGCCTTCAGGACCAGCAAGAAAGCGGGAGTTTCTATTGGGTGCATTGCTGGTTCTGCGGAGTGCTCTATTTGTGGGAATATCGCCAAGCGCAAGAACGAAATCTGTGCCCACATGGATCGTGAGAGCGGGCACTGTGTCAAGGGTCGGAGTCTTCCCGACAGCAGGATCGCCTTCGACATTTGCCGCGATCTCAGGTTCTATGAGCTTTCATTCACCAAGGCACCAGCCGACCACGACGCCCTCCCGCATTACGTGCAAGGTGCTGAGATCAAGGCCGCCGACGATAAGGGCGTGTCGAAGATTGGTGACGTGACCGAGACAGGGGAGAAGGCGGAATTGGGTGCGGGCCTTGTTGATGTCAAGGTGCCGGATGAAGTCATGCTGAACAAGCTCGTTGATCGTGCCGTGAATCAAGCAGTCAAGAGCAGGGTCAACAAGCTCGTGAAGGCAGAGGTTGACCGGGTACTTGGTCCCTATTTGAGGGACATGCAAGTTCAGGTCAAGCCTGAGATTAAGGAAAAAGTTGAAGACAAGAAAGAAGAGGTTGAGGAAGCATCCGATGCTTCCACAACCGCAAAAACATAAGGGGGTGATATTACAGTGATTAAGGTCGTATGTGAGAAGGGTCCGACGCTGGAAAAGACCTACTTTGTTGCCACGGACGAAAAGGGCGACAAGGCTGTGGTTCGCGCCAGTAAGGTCCTTGATCCTAAGCTCCATACCGTAGCGAATGAGGACAACAACGCGACGACGCCGAAGCTAGAGGTGCAGCCTGAGAACTTCATCGAGAAGTTCGAAAAGATGTGCCCTGATTTGGAGTCGTTCAAGAAGTTGGCCTATAGCATGGCTATCGAGAATGAGGGCGTCGGGGTTAAGGCAGCCAAGGAAAGTGACGCGCCAGTGATGTCTACCGAAGACCCGGAGAAGGTCAAGGTAGAGAAAGAGCCAACAGTGGCCGCTGAAGCTCAATACGTTGCCGATGAGGTCAAGACCGAAAGCTCGCCCGCAGTTCGCAAGTTCTTTGGGAAGCTTCCCGGTAAGGCCAGTGGCAGCCCTGAAATTGCTTTGGACCTCCAGTCCAAGCTTCAGGCCGTTGAGGAGCAGTTGAAGGCAGTGACAGCAGAAAAGGAAGACGTCGAGAAGAAGCTTGACGGTGTCCAGAAAGAGAATGAGGGGATGAAGAAGGCCGGTGGTGCCGAAAAGGTCCTCAAGTTACTCGCTGATCTTGGTGTCGCAGAGGATGCCAAGGATAAGGACGCCTATACCAAGAAGCTGTCGAGTCTGCCGGAGCAAGCCATGGGAGTGCTGGAAAGCATTCTCAAGGATGTGTTGGCCGCTGATGGTGGTGGCGAAGTAAAGCCCAAGGCTCCGTTTGGTGGTGCCCCAAAGCCTCCGATGGGGGGAATTGGTGGTGCTCCGAAGAAGCCGGAAGGTTTGGAGTCGCCCTTGGATAGCCGTGCAAACGTCATCCATGCTAGCTTCGACGATGCCGGTTGGGGCGCAGGAGTCGCGGATACCGCTGCTCTCTGGCTCAAGGCGGATCGTGCTAAGGAATTGGCTCAGCGATAAGTTTCTTTGATCAGAAAAAAAATCACAGGGGGTGATTTGAACAAATGAGTAAGCAGATTGTGACAGCAGGACAGGGAGTTTTCCCGTGGGGTGTTGATCCTCGCAACAGGGTGCTGGTTGATTCGACCCGTTCCGTCGTAGTGACGGGACAGGAGCTTGTCGCCGGTAAGCCTTTGGCCCTTGACGGGTCCACGACGGCAGCAAACGTGGGCAAGCTGAAGTCCGCAGCTGCGGCGGGAGACATTTTCTATGGTCTTTCGTCCAGCAACCTCAACACACTGTATGGCAATGTATCTCTGGGTGAGTGGACGTCCGTAAGGGCGAACGCAGAACTTCAGGGTATTTACACGGTCAGGCAGAGCGTGTTCCTCGATTCGAATGGTGACGAAGTCACCATCAATCCTTTCGAGGCCGGGGTGTGGGACGGTGGTGCTGATTTCCCTCAGGCGAATGACGTGGGTGCGCTTTTGGCAGCCAAGGTCGTAACGATTGAAACCGAATTGGGCGGTGGCAGCCACTTGGCGTGGACACCTTCCACTGGTGCAACCGGAAACGGCTTCGACGAAGTCGCCGTGATTGTGGACGTCAGGGGTGAGGAAGTAGACATCATGCTTCCGAACAAGCTTTCAGTGTACGCAGCGCTATAACACAAATTTGAGGGGGTGATTTACAGAATGTTTGGAGTGAGTGCAGCACACGTGAGTAAGAAAGCCCGTGATGCGTTTATCGATGCGTTGATGAAGTCCGCTACTGATGAGATTTCGGTAGAGGCTACTTCCCCTTCGGCACCAACGACTGCCCTTCTGGAACAGAAGCTTGAGCAGGATTTGGCCCGTCCGGACGGCTTGCGCCGTATCGCCTTCGCTATGCATCCGGTCTTGAAGAGACGGTTGGACTACCACGCCATTGGACGTAACAACATCCTTGTCGTGGACGAAATCGCTACGGGTGACGTGCCCTTCTACGACGTTGACTTGCCTGAATTCGGGGCGGTCTACCTCGCAGGTCGCGGTGAGCCCGTGCGTCAGTTCTCGAATGTAAAGCGTATTCAGTTCCCAACCAGTCCACTAAGCGCGGTCCAGCAGGTCGCGTATGACGAAATTCAGGTCCGCCGGTACCCTGTGTTCGACAGGGCGAAGGAACGGGTCGCAATCGCAATCGCCATTGGCGAAGACGATACGATCCTAGGACAGGATGGCGTTGTGGATGTTGCGGCCTCGAATGGCCCCAACGGAACGATTACCGGAACATCAATGAATAGGTACGTGCTTGCCGAACTTGGTAAGCGCATTATGGATAAGCAGTTGCAAGTTGCCGCCTTCCTGATGCACCCCGTGCAGTATGCGGAAATCTGGAAGTGGTCGGCTAACGAGCTGGACCAAGTTACGCTGAACAAGGTCGTTGAGACCGGAATGGTCGGCGGATACTTTGGTGCAAAGCTGCTTGTAAGCACCCGTTGCCGGAAGGATCGCGTTTATGCGTTGACGACTGCCGATAAGTTTGGCCGCCTCCCCGAGAGAAAGGCTGTCGAGGTGAAAATCTTCGACAACGTTCCGCACATGAGGTATGATATCCTTGCGTGGGAACAGATCGGTGTGGGTGTGTTCAACACTTCCGGTGTTGCTCAGGCCGCGATTACGCCTACGGTCTAAGGTCTTAAATTGATCTCCGGGGGTGGGGTAACCCACCCCCGGAATCAATAAGCCTGATAGATAGTTATCAGGAAATACACAGATAGTCACAAGGAGCAACAATGATTATTCAGAACGTTTCGAAGATGCTCATCGTCCTCGCGGACTCCGTCAAGCACTATGCCACGCTAAAGCCCGGTCAAAAGACCTACCTTGACGACTCCTGCCTTGAAGTCGAGTGCATTGCCAACCCCATCAACGATGGCATGTTGAAGATCGTGGAAAAGGGCGGGAAGGCCGAGCCACAGGTGACTGTCGCCGTTCCCGCTCGTGCCGCCAAGGTTGAGGACTTCATCTCTAAGTTCACGAAGCGTGAGCATGAAGACGACGAGTCCAATGAGGGCACAGTGACAGCCGGAAAGCCCGAAGACGGTTCCGACTTCACCCCACCCTCCAAGCCCAAGTCCCCGGTACAGGATATCGGACAGAAGTTGGTGAGGGGCAAGACCGTCAAGAAGAAGCTAATTCCCATGGTCAAGACCACGGTGGAATCCAAGCAGACAGTTGTCAAGCAGCCTCGCGTGATCAAGATTTCTGGTGATGGCGGTGATGTCGCACTGGATAATGGTGGCATTGACGGTACCCTCATCATCAACGATAGCGGGATTCCGGGTCAGGCGAGAGCGGTATCAATCAATGACGCCAACGCCGAGGACTTGGAAAAGGCCGGGGCCATGACCAACAAAATCTTGGATGAGGCCGCCAAGAGTCGCAAACTCGCCATCTACATGGCCGGAGACCAAGACGTGAGGGCGAAGTTCGTTGACAACACCAAAGACGTTGAGTTCTTAAAAGAAGTTGCTACAATAGAGTGGCAGGGCGATCTAGCGAAAGCCGTGCGTGAAAAGTTGGCGGTACTAGGAGCAGGGGATGAATAAGATCAACATCAGGGTTTATAAGCGCGGATACAAGGGGACGATTCTGATCTGGAACACCGACCCCCTGACCGACGACCAAAGACGCCGGGTGAAGGTCTGGATTAAGCCCGAGGGGTCGGAGACGTGGGAGGAACCAGAAACCGGAATGCCGGATACGGTTCGCATGGGCAAGATCATGGACGGCAAGACCGACACCGTGACCATCGTCCACAACGATCAGCTCACGGCTGATACGTCATTTTCAGTACGGTTGGCATTTGGTGATGGCGTCGAGGCCTTCCTTGATGTCGAACCCAAGAATCAGCACAAGGCGTATGTGAAGACGGAACGGTATCAATTGGCCAATGGCCAGTTCGTCTACGCTGACCCCGCATACGTGATCGGCCTCCACCCCACAGTAATTGATGACTTGAAGAAGTCAATAGTCGAGGAGATTCGCAAATTGAGAGATGAGTGATGGCCGAAGAAGTTCGCTGGATATTGCCGCAGGGGTTAACCGCCAACTACAGCAAGCTCATCGTCTCTCGTTCGAACTCTGAGAACGGTCCCTATGTGGCCGCCCATCAAATGGACACGGTGCAGAATGGGATTGCGATCACGTCTTGGTTCGATCCTGCTGGGCAGCGAAACCTGTTTTATATCATCGACTTCCTTGATCCTGTCACCACTCAGAAATTTAGTGATTACGCCCTAGGGTTCTTCCCCCTCACACCCAAGGAAAAGCGGCTCGTGCAATACATCACGGGTTGGATTCCCGATATCTTCAAGAAGGACATTACTGAGTTCGACATCAGTTTGGCCCTGAAGCTGGCCCTCAACCACTTCAACATCTACCCCCCCGAGACCAACTTCAACTTGGCTTCGTTTCCTCGAAGCTACGAACAGTACCTCATCATGGGGGCACAGATTAACTTGGCTCTGTTGAAGTACCTGAAGGTCAGTATCCGTGACTTCAGCTATTCCGACATGGGGTTCTCGATCAACATTGATCGTGGTACCAAGATCGGGAAGGCCGCCGAGGACCTGAATAATATTTACAATGGCACCATCGAACGAGCGAAGTGGAACTTCATCCATCAAGGCTTGGGTATGGGCAGCATCCCCCTCAACATCAGTATTGGTGGCAGCTTGAACCGGGGGCTTCTAAACGTGCTCGATATCATGAACATGCAAGGACGATAAAGCCGTTGATTTAAGGTGGTTTCGCATAACGAATAAGTTGAACCTTGACACTATTTTATGCTCTAATGAAGCAACGGGATCGGTATAAAAATCAAAATTATGGCTGACAAACAGGAGTCGCACATGGAGAAACCGGCAGCAGCGGTGGTCGAAGAAGTCAAGACAGACGACACAGGCGTTATACCCGTTTCCAAGGTCAGGGAGATGCTGGAAACGGCGGCGAATCGGGTGGCTTCGAAGTTATTGGTGGCTTTCGGAATCGAAGAAAAGCCAGAGGATGCGCCCAAGGCACCCGAACTCTCGAAAGAAATCAGTGACGGCGTCACCGCACTCCCCGTAGCCGAGGCAGTCAAGGCCACGATGCGTAAGGACCTCCTCACCATGGCTGCCGCAGATCAGAGGGCATGGCTCACGTCTTTTGAGGTCTTGATGGTCAACCCACTCTCACTGACGGCATTGGCCAACATTGCATTGAAGGCAGAAGAGGCAAAGACAGAGTCTACGAAAGAGGTTTCATCCGAAACACCTGAATCCACAGCAGAACCCAAGAAGGAGGAAGTTATGGCAGCGAACGTTGTCACGGCAGATGCAAAGCAGAACCCGAAGGCCGGTGAGGTCTCCGGGTTTCAGTCTGGTGAGTCGGCTTCGTCCGGTCCCAAGGGCAATGTGCCCGTCGTCCCCGGCAAGGTCATTACCGAGGGTCCTGCCCTCGATACCCTGCCTAAGGCCGTGAAGACTGGCCACGAACTGAAGACCGACCATGAAGCGATGGCGGCTCAGGCCGACAAGGAGATTGAAGCGCTGAAGCGCGGCAAGGGCTCTTTGACGGAAAAGTCGAAGTTGGCGTCCACGATGCTCGAAGTCAGGAGGATTGCGGCTAGCGATCTCGCCCTCGTCGAGAGCTTTGTGGCCTACGCTAAAAAAAAAGCAAGAAGGTAAGTCCGAAGGCCCAAGCCTACATCAGTAAGAAAATCAAAAAGGTCAGGGAAGAGGGCAAGACCCCAGAACAAGCCACTGGTCAGGCCTATGGCATGGCTCGTGAAAAGGGTTTTGACGTCCCCAAGCCTAAGGAGTCCTAAGACTACATGCCAGCGATGCCGGTGAACGTGTTGAAGCCAGCCCTTGAATCTGCATTCAAGGGCGTCCTTGATGCCGAGGGCAACCCCGCCTTCGTCAAAAGAAATTTTGATGGGAGCGTGATTCTACCACTAGAACTCGCAGACGGGACCAAGCGCATGATCGAAGCCATTACTAACGGCGTCGTGGCGGCGTGGGTGACGTGGCAAGCGGCACAGGGCATTGCTGGGGTTACTGTTGGGGTGGGGGCTGTACCGGGGCCAGCGGCATTGCCATGAAGCTTGATGTCGGCACCTCCTTACCCGTGAAGTGCGTACAGCTGGCAGTCCTCACTGGTTGTCCTTCGAACGAGATTCAGGGTGGTCATTCTTTTGCGTGGGGCAAGGGCATGTTTCAGGTGGAGTCTGTGAGTGGGGATGAGGCCATTATTCGTCGCCTCGCCTCTCACGAGATCAGGGGCTTGGACCAAACCAAGGTCCTGAATCCGAGTCAGTTTCGTGAACTGGATATGTGGCAAGACCCCGGCCCCGAACACGGGAACCCATTGAACCCACAGCAGACCGGGGCCTTTGTAGATGTCACCAAGAAGGACTTTGCTGGGGGCGACGTCATTCCCAAGGACAAGGTCTTCCCCAAGGAACTCAAGAGTCCGAGACCGGGGCCACGCACACCTACTCCCGTTGACGATGAAGTCCGCAATGACCATGCCCGTTATGCGAACATGCTGGAAAAGCCACGGAGCATGTACGAACGCCTTGCCGCCATCTCTCTTAACCTTCACGCTATCGACTGGAGCAATCAGGCCGTCGTGGAGATGGCTGGAGACGACATGGAGATGGGGTACGTGGAATTCGAAGAAGTTCTGAATGACATTATTAGTGAGGCCCAGCAGATATTGGGACATATGGAGGCATCTCGTCAGGCATTTTTACGTGATCGGGGCATTAACCCCAAAGCTGTTGGATAAGGAGCATTCGATGACCAAGACTGAACCCGTGACAAAGCAAATCGAAGACCTCGCTAAGGGTGAGGTCTGGTCTATTCACCCGAAGGCCCGGAAGTTTGTCTTGGCTAATATCGATCCCGAGACAAATGTGATCGAGTCCACTGATATCGATGGCATGAAGACGATTACGATGCCATATTCAGAGCATCGTGGAAGCACCGTCTTCAGTCACGGGAATGAGATGACCCCCGTCAATCCTTGGACGCCAGCATTGTGGCAGCGCGTGGGCATGAATGGCGGCGAAGAACGGCGTCAGGGCACCATTATCGATACCCTTGGTGCCGAAGTCCCCGCCGTCGAAGTGGTGGTGCTGTGGGATGCCCCCGCTGATAACCGCTGGATGACCCAGCAAGACCTCAAGGACATCAGCCTGATCCAGCAATCCTGCGATACCGACTCCCTGCAACGCGCCAAAGAAGCACGGGCACTGATCAAGGACCTACAGGCTGAGCACGAGAAGGCCAGCGCCATGGACCCACGTAAGGCCGTACAGCAGGACATGGCTAAGGCCATGGCTAGCAAGGCCGAATACCGCAAGGCCAGCGAACTCCAGAAGTCGAAGAAGGTACAAGTGGTGGCGAAGCACGTGATTGACGCTTACGCCTCAGACTTCAAGGCCATGATTGAGGCGGGTATGCTCAGTCTCACTGCCGGAGAAGAAGAAGGAGAGATCGACAGGATACCGGAAATGATCGACAGCCACTTGGACAGCATCAAGGTCAAGGTGGACGCAGCTACAACAGACGAAGACCTCAAGATTCCTGCGGTAGTTGCGATTACGCAGATCATGGCCGACACCATGCTCAACCAATACTTCCTCACACGTAAGGCCTTTATCAGGGCCAAGAATGATCGATACGCCCTTGTTTCAAATCGAAACGAAAAACTGGGCGTTCACGCCAATAAAAGGAGCGCAATAAGGCAGCTTCGCCTTATTGAGTATAAGCATCGACACGGCCTAGGGGACTAACGGCGAGATGGCTCAAACGGCTGTAAGGGTTGATACACAGGTCAAGGGGAAAGTCCTCACCCTTGGCGGTGCCGTCACTGGATACTTTCAGGGCGATAGTAATGGCGACGGCCAGATCGTCCTCAAAGATGCCAATGATGCCGCCCAAATCACCTTTGATGCCGCCCAGTCTGGAAGTGGCAACTTCCAGATCGAAACCACTGGTGACGTCCACATCGGCGGCAATCTCGTCGTCGATGGTTCGGAGATCGTTGAGGTCAGTGAGTTTGTTGCCGATAACCTCACCGCTGGTAATACCCAAGCCGACAACCACGAACTGACTGGGTCCACATTATTTAAGATCAGTAGCGCCAATCCCACCCACGTCACGATCAAGGACGTGGATGCGGGTGGTGGATTTGCCACCCTCAGGGCCGTCGATAGCAACAACGTCCAGACGTTCCGCGTTATCGCATCCAACGGCAACCTCTACACCATTGGCGACGTCAACATTGAAGGCAGCTCCTCTGTCACTGGCGACTTTACTGTCACGGGCAGACTTGATGCCTCCAATGCTACTCACGTCACCCTGACTCAGGGTAGCGTGATCCCCGCACCCAGTGGGTCTTTTGAGGGCGATGTCTTCTGGCAGACCGGGGCCAACAGACTTTGGGTCTACAATGGCACGACGTGGCAGGAGGCGGGTGGAGGGAATCCCATCATCACCCTCAGCGACCACCTCATCTCAACAACGGCAGTTCCGTACTCATCCATTACGTGGATTCAGTTTGATTTGGATGCAACATTCCCTGATGGCTACTACATCCAAGTCATTACCGAGCAAGATACCAATGTCACTGGATACTATCGGCTCTACAATGTCACCGACAACGTCTTGGTGAAGGAAATGATTGTATTTGGTAACACCACCCAAACCACCACCGCCGAACAGGTGGCGGTCCCAGCAGTTGGAACGAAGCTGTATAAGTTTGAACACAAGAGAAGTGGCGGTGGTGGCATGGCTAGAACCTTCCTCCACGGTGCTACACTGAGGGCCTAATGACTATCTACACATGGAACGCCTTCGTCCCCTCCAGTGGTCAATGGGAAACCGTCACCACAACGTCATCGACCCCACCCACGCTCAGCAATGGCGGGGCACCACTTGACACGGATTCCGTTGGTCTGAGCTTTAGTAACGTCACTGACGGCATCACCAACCTCATCATTCCTGTTGGTGGCAGCATTGATGCGAGTGATGGTACGCTCACGCTTCCAACTGGCCCCACTGTCCCCGCGACAGGCAACTTTGAAGGACAGGCGTTCTGGGACGATGACGATGACAAGTTCTACATCTTCAATGGGTCGGTGTGGCAAGAGGCTGGGGCCAGCGGCTTTAGCGGCATCAGCGGTTATAGCGGATTCTCCGGAATCAGTGGTTACAGTGGCTATTCCGGCTTTAGTGGGATCAGTGGCTACTCTGGCTTTAGCGGGATCAGTGGCTACAGTGGCTACTCTGGGATCAGTGGATATTCCGGAATCAGTGGCTACAGTGGCGACTCCGGCATCTCTGGCTACAGCGGATTCTCCGGCATCAGTGGCTACAGCGGATTCTCCGGAATCAGTGGCTATTCTGGTTACTCTGGCTTTAGCGGCATCAGTGGCTACTCTGGCTACTCTGGGATTAGCGGATACTCCGGCTATAGTGGCTACTCTGGAATCAGCGGCTATAGCGGCATTAGCGGCTACAGTGGTGATTCTGGGATCAGCGGCTACAGTGGATTCTCTGGGATCAGTGGCTACTCTGGCTTTAGCGGGATCAGTGGCTACAGTGGATTCTCTGGGATCAGTGGCTACTCTGGCTTTAGCGGTATCAGCGGCTACTCTGGGTACTCCGGCATCAGTGGCTACTCTGGAATCAGTGGCTACAGCGGTGATTCTGGAATCAGTGGGTACAGCGGGTTCTCCGGAATATCTGGCTATAGCGGGTTCTCCGGAATCAGCGGCTACAGTGGATTCTCTGGAATCTCTGGCTACTCTGGCTTTAGCGGGATCAGTGGATACAGTGGATACAGTGGATTCTCCGGCATTAGCGGCTACTCTGGAATCAGCGGCTACAGCGGTGATTCTGGAATCAGTGGCTACAGTGGATTCTCCGGCATTAGCGGCTACTCCGGCTTTAGCGGCATCTCTGGCTATAGCGGGTTCTCCGGAATCAGTGGGTACTCTGGCTTTAGCGGGATCAGTGGTTACAGCGGCTACTCTGGCTTTAGCGGGATCAGTGGTTACAGCGGCTACTCTGGCTTTAGCGGGATCAGTGGATACAGTGGCATCAGCGGCTACAGTGGTGCGACAGCCGGTATCTTTAGCCGTGGCGGAACCGTCTTCAACCCGACTGGTACCGTCAACGCCATTGCGTGGAGAGCGCCATTCGCTTGCACCGTCACAGCCGTTAGAGGGTACAGGGTTGGTGGAGCCACCGGAAACTCGTTCAACGCCTACAAGAACGGGACTTCGACGGGTGGTGGGACCTACTTCCTCACCGGAAGTCAGACTATCGCTAGCTCCGAAACATGGACGGCGGGGACACCGGCTTCAGCCGCTAACTTGGCCGTGGCCAGTGGAGACGCGGTCTTCATTGCGTTGATTGACGTCAGCAGTTCCCCGACCCAGTTCGCCGTCCAAATCGACTTCACGAGGCCGTAATGGGAACGGTAAATCACTCCGTTCTACGTGATGGTGCCAGCGTCATCGTGAATTACGATGAGACGACGCTAGCTCTAACCACTGCGGACATGGTTGGGGGTGCGAGTGGAGTCCGGGTCACGATCAACGACGACACGAAGTCGTGGACACACACACAAGATGCCAATACACAGGCGACAGTAACAATCACGGAATCATTTGTTGTGACCATTGGCGTTGACGGCGACACTAGAATGGGGACGACGAAGATCGTCGTGAATGAGGTCGGGTAATGGCCATCCAATTTGATTCCGTCAACTTCTTTGAGTCGGCATTGATCGACACCAACCTCACCAATCCCGAAACCCACACCCAATCTATTACCGTTGCCAACAACCCGAACCGGGTCATGGTGCTGGCGATTGACGCCCGTCCCTTTGGCACCATGACCACCATGACCTCTGTGTCATTTAATGGGGCGACGGGATTTGTGTCGTTGGGGGTCCAAAATAGTTCGACCCCACTTGCGGCATCCCAAATCCTGTATAAGGTTGCCCCCGATGTCGGAACCTTCACGCTGTCATTCACGAGCCCCGCCATTCGTTTGCGGTTCAAGTTTACGGTGCGTGTGTATTACGGCGTCCACCAATCCACGCCTTTTGGCACCGCCTCCCTTGGGACTGGCTCTACTACTCCCGCCTCCTTAACTCCAGCGAGTGCATTAGGAGACACCGTCCTCGATACGTTGTTCGTAAACAAAATCGGCAACATCGCTAGTGCGGGGGCAGGACAGACTCAGCGCTACCTTTCCGATATTGGTACTGGTGGTAACAGCCAACAAGGCACACACGCTGGCTCCGATAAAAATGGCGATGCCACCTCCACCACCATGACTTGGACGGTGACCACGGCCAATGAGTGGGCGATGATCGCGGCAGCGATGAAGCCCGCTGATGTCGTGACGAGTCTCATGCCTTGGATCGGAGACATGGAATAAATCTGATATAATGCGGATATGAAAACAATCATAATCCCCACTTACAATCACTGCGCCGACCTCCTCACCCCCTGCCTCGACTCCCTCCTCCAATACACCGATCTCGATGACATCGAGATCATTGTCGTGGCTAATGGCTGTACCGACCATACCCGTGACTACCTGAAAGATAAACCGGTACAAATGCTCTGGTTTGATGCGGCCCTAGGCTATACGAAGGCGACGAACGAAGGCATCAAGGCGGCCAAGGGCGACGTCATTGTCCTTGTCAATAACGACGTCGTATTTTTACCCCAAAACAAGAACGACTGGATCAACATCCTCTGCGCCCCCCTCAAAGACGGGGTCGGGATTACGGCTCCGCTCAAGCTCTATAGCGTAGCCACAGAAAGGCATTTTGCCGTGTTCTTTTGTGCCGCCATACAGAAGAAGATGTTCGACAAGTGTGGGTTGCTGGATGAGGTGTTTTCTCCGGGGAGTGGGGAAGACATCGACTTCTGCATTAAGGTCGAGCAATTGGGGTATCAGGTGTTACAGGTCCCGGCAGAAGTGGTGGTGAAGGGGCAGGTGATGGTCGGGGGCCTCCCTATTTATCATCGAGGAGAGGCCACCATGCTCGATCCCGAACACGCCCCACGCTGGCATAGCGTTGTCGCCAAAAACAATGACCTACTCAGCCTTCGTTATAAATTACCAGAGGGCTGGTTCTATGGTCCCGACATTGAAGAATACCGGAGACTCGCCCTCGATGTGCCTGTGGGTGGCAGTATCGGGGAATTAGGGTGTGCGAAAGGCCGCTCCCTCTGCTCTATTGCCGACATCATCAAAGAACGGAAACTCAATGTCGTTGTCGTTGACACGTTCGCCGGAACAGACAACGAAAAAACCCCGGAGCAAAGATTAGTGAAGCTCAATTACAGGGGCGCATTTGAAGAGAGCTTGGCAAGGTTTGGGATTACCGCGACCATTCATCAAGCCACCACCACCGAAGCGGCGGCACTCGTTCCCGCACACGCCCTCGACCTGCTCTTTATTGATGCCGACCACTCCTACGAAGCGGTGGCACAAGACCTAAGCAACTGGGAACCAAAGGTTCAGGGCGTGATTTGCGGCCATGATTACGGGACATGGCCGGGAGTGACGAAAGCCGTGCATGAGCGGTATGACAATGTTAGAGTCGGGGGCACGATCTGGAGTAAGCGTTGCTGAATATGCGTGTTCTCTGTTCTATCAGCACCAAAGGCAGGTACGAGAACTACCTGCCTCTCGCCATCATGTCGGTGATCCAGCAGACACGGAAACCCGACCACCTCACGATTTACGACGACAATGACGCCCCCCAAGACCTCAGGCAAAACCAAGCCTATCGCTACCTCTTCCACCTCCTCGATCTCAAGGGCATTAAGTGGGATGTTGTTTTTGGTCAGAAGAAGGGGCAGCACCACAACCACCAAACTGCAAACAAAGCCGGGTATGATGCGGTTTGGCGCTTGGATGATGACTGTGTCGCTGAGCCCGATGTCTTAGAGAAATTGCTGTCGAAATTGGTGGCGGGAGTCGGAGCCGTTGGTGGCAGCATCCTCAATCCGTCCCATGCTGTTACCGATGCCCCCGCCAACGCCAGCTCCATGATCTGGGAACTGAGTCAGCCCAACAAGCAATGGTTTAAGATACAGAAAACTCACGAGGTCGATCACCTCCACTGCTCCTTCCTCTATCGTGCGGGTATCGTCAACTACGACCTACGCCTCAGCAAGAAAGCCCACAGAGAAGAAACGATGTTTACCTTCGCCATGAAGATGAAGGGGTACCGAATACTGGTGACTCCGTGTGTGACGTGGCACCTGCAATCACAAACCGGGGGCATCCGATCCGATGCCGACACCCAAGACTTTCACCACGACGAATACATTTTCAGGGAATGGCTGACCTTCGTTCGTAGTCGGAAGCAGATGTACGTCCTGAACAATGGGCTGGGTGATCACTACATGTTTCGTCAGGCCATCAACCCAGACCCGCGCAGTATCATCGCGTGTTGCTACCCAGAAGTTTTTCATGAGCGCAAGGTCATCAGCATCGCAGACGCCAAGCAAATAGTTGACATTGACGCCTACGACGTGTATCGGTGGTGTGGAGAGCACAACTGGAAGGGAACGCTGATTGAGGCCTTCAGGGAGATGTATAAAACGCTATGAAGATACTGGTGATACCGGGGAACACACAAAACGCCAAATCCTATCCGTACTGGGAGCCGCTACTGGCCCTGTTGAAGGAGCATGAGGTGAGGGGCGTTGCTAGTATTCTCAAGGAGCAACAGATCATGGAACTCATCAATTGGTGCGATGTCTGGATTACAATTGATAGCTTCGCCCAGCACCTTGCCGCTTATCACAAACTCAAACGAGGGATCGTGTTGTGGGGAAAATCCGACCCCCTGATCTTTGGGTACCCGCACAACGTGAACCTGCTCAAGGACCGACAATATTTGAGGCCGCAGCAGTTTAAGTGGTGGGTGGATGAGCCCATTGATCCTGCCGTGTTCGTGTCCCCAGACCTTGTGCTACGCGAGATCGGGAGACTGTTGAGGGAGCGTCATGAAACGCCCGACTAAGGTGCTACAATGATATACGAAGACATTTCCGTAGAACGGGCGAAGCAGTTGGTGAGGGAGGGGTGGGGAGTCGGTGTTCGCCATCACCCCGAACTCGCTGAATACCACGTGACCCTGTCTAAGCACGGGGAGAAAGCGTGTAGAGCCTACTTCCCCTACGTGTATCTTGCCAGCATTAACAAGGAAATTAATGGGTTGATAGCCGAGCAAAAATCGATCAACGCCCACATTGTGGAGATGCTGGTAAAATATTTGAAGATTGCACCATAATGAAGTAGAATGAAGACAAAATGGAGGACTTCATATGGTGATGACGACGCGGATTTCGGCATTTTTGGAGGCCTCTTCTGGGAGCAGCCTCAACTTTAACCAAAGTTTTTCCGTTGGTGATGCCGGTCAAAGCAAGTATTTCCACCCCCTCGAATTCATCCTTGACCCCCTGACCACGGTCACGGGGTATTTGTGCAATGTCACAACGGCCAAGTACCTGTTGCTGGAAACCAATCTCCCAATTGACGTGACCATCGTCACCAAGATCGGGCCGTTGGAGCCACCGACTGCAACTCCCGCCACATTCCGGATTAGAAACGTCATGGCGATTGGTGCTGACATCACGGCACCCGTGATCTTTTACAATCCCAATGGTGGTGCCAGTGGCAACGTCTCCGTGAAGATAACTGCTGTGGGGGTATAATGCCCAAGTTTGTTGTAGACCTTCACCCCATTGGCCTCGACTTCAAGGACTTCACGACGGCCAAAGACCCGAGAGATGCCGTGCATCACTCGATTGTCAGGTATTTCGGCACCAATGAGAACGTGGGCCTTTTCGTGTGGAAGCAGAAGCAGCGGTTTGGGGAGCGGGGCTGGGCACAGAGGATTGAACAGATGACCGACGAAGTCATTGAGGAAATTCCAGAGGAGCAGATGCCGAAGCCAGAGCCCCCCAAACCCACGGCAGAGAACCGGCAACTGGAGCTATTTGAGAGCATCAGGGAGGGGTTTTGGCTTTCTCCCGGTGGTGAACTTGTGACCTTCCCGTATGCGGGGGGCACGAGTGGCATGTGGCATGGCGAAGTCATAGAGGAGGGGTTGTTGCCGCTCACAACCGAACAACAGACAAGATTAGAGGCCCTAAATTTTGATTGGGATGACACGGCTGACGCTCTGATGGAGTGGGGGTGGGTACGGGGCATTACGGATAAGAATGACACCTACATTGAGGCCGTCTCCGAAGCCAACGTGGATACCGCGCTCTCGCGCCTCCCCTTCATCAGCAAGAGGCTCCACGTGGATGTCGGCGGGAAAAACGTCGCCTCCTTGATCCTCAACGAAGACGAAGACCTTGCTCAGGCATGGCATGGTCGCAGTAGCTCACGTGCCTTCGTGTATGCTTTTGAAGGGTATATCAATAAGGCACACCCCGCCACCGATATCGCGCATTCGTGGAAGCTCTATCACAAGATGGCCTTCATGGACTTTGATTCCCTCTCCGAACTCGTTGGCGATAAGCCCGCTACCTTCAGCGTGAAATACGATGGCGAACTCTGCGCCATTTATTATGACGGCGGCAAAGTGGAGTTGGTCACCATTCGTGGCACCATCAGAACCGGCATGCCCCCAACCAAGGAAGCCGCTCAACTCTTATCCGGACACAAGAACGCCATCTTCTTGGGCGAACTCTATGCCGTTGACGAGATGGGGAAACCGCTTTCCTACATGAAATCCGCCGCCATCCTCAAGAACCCCAAGGGCGGCAACGATCACCTGCTCCGGCTCTCTGTCTTTGACCTGTATTCATTGGATGGCGTCGAATACGAGAGTCTGAGCATCGAAGAGCGCATGAAAGAAATCGATAAAATTTTTGGGAACGGTAACACCGTGCACCCCGCCCTCACCGTTCACGGGACCATGGACAAGGCCGAGGCGTTGTGGGCAGACCTCGAAACCAAGGGCTGGGAGGGATTGGTCGTGCATTTTGGCGCTGACCTCTATAAAATCAAGCCCATCCAGTCCTATGACTTGGTGGTGATGGGCATCAACAAGTCCAAATTCGTGGAACAGATCAGCGCCGTCCTCTGCGCCTTTATGGACAAGGAGGGCCGGTTTCGGTTGAGTGGGGCCATTAGCGGGGGCTTCAATGACGAGGAACGGATTCGGTTGATGGAATGGGCTGAGCGTAACAAAATCATGGAAGACAATGAGCGGATTTGGGTGGACCCATTCAAGGAGCCGTTGATTGTTGAGGTTGAGGCCATCGAAACCAACGAAAAAAATCGCCCCACCTTCGAGTTCAAGGACAAGAAGTGGGTGAAGGTAGAAAACATGCTGTCGGGGAGCCTGAGGTTCCCCCAGTTCGTTAGGGAGCGCGATGACAAGGAACCGGTTCCCGCCGACGTCTCTGTTGAGCAGGTAGTGCGGACCTCAATGTGGATATCGGCGGCGACCCTGATTCCGGGTCGCTTGATCAAAACCGTGACAGGCGCAATTGGTCAAATCGTGGCGATCTCCCCCAGACACGGGCAGCTTGGACCCACGGATTTCGACGTTGTCGTGCAATGGTCGGAGCCGGTCTGGGGGAAAGTCGAAATCAGCGAGATTCATCCGACTGAAATCAGCGAGGTCTGGGCATGAAATACTACGCTGCCATTGGTCACGAAGTCCCCCAGCACATCCTCATCCCGATCCTAGGGGCTGTTGACGTTGAAGACGGGGTCTTCTATACCCGCCCCTTTGACTCTCAACACCACCTCCTCACCCTTGTCGGCACCGTACAGTCCCGCATGGAGCGCGAGAACCGCGACTTTGACGGGGCCTGTATCCTGCCTTATGGAGCCAAGGTTCCTACCAAGAGGGCCAAATTCAAGGTCAGTGGGCCATTGAAGGCGAGGCTCGACTACGGCATGGGAGAACCCTATCAGGTCTTGGAGATGCGGTCTCCCTATAACAAGTTCTATGCCGCCGAACAAGAGCCGCTACAACACCCACAAACGGTCATTGTCACCCCCAACAAGTATTACCCTAAGGGCCTGACTGAGCACGACATCCATGCCTATTACCAAGACAACGCCAACAAGATCATTGCCGAGTACGGGGACGACCTAGATGGTGCGATCTTACTCAAGGTCGATGGCAAAACCGTGCTCAAGCGTCATGCCGCACAAGAGGTCATGGCGATGCGGGTTGATGCCAACGCCTTCAACGACCTCAATCGTGGACGCACTGTCGAATTCCATTTTGCCGTAGGAGCCAACACGAACTTGCTCTGGCTCGACATCGACCCCAAGGACTTGTTCCCGTGGGAGGAGACGAAGCAGGTGACCGCCGACCTCTTTCGGGCGATGTCCGCTATTGACGAGGTAGACGTTATGAAAACCGAACTCCGGTTTTCCGGTAAGTCCGGGTTCCATATCGTCTCCCACATCGCCCACCCCCTCAATACTGATGACGCGAGGATGGTGGTGAAAAGGGTAGCCGAGGCCTATGTCAGTGGCAGAGCTGATCCCCGCATCACGACGGGCGTCACTAGAGAGGCCGAGTCTGTGCGCGTTGACTACAGCACCCTCCATGAAGGGGGTGGACTGAGAACCGCCCACTCCTTGGCTTATCCCACGGGGCTGATCTGTATGCCCATCAACCCCAACCAACTCCAAGGATTCGAAAAGGAGATGGCGAGAATCGCCGCAGTCACGGCATCAGCCTCCGAGATCGAGGTCAGGGCTGAAGACGAGGAAGACGTTGACGCCCTCATGCTGAACCTCAAGGAGCTTGGCATTGAGGCGACACCGGCACAAGTCGCGGACATGGTCGAACAGATGAAGCGGCTGAAAAAGATGGACCCCGCCGAGTTCTCCTCCATTAAGCAAGGGGCAAAGAATCGGCTTCACTATGAGGCTCAAGTCAAATCGGTACAGGGTCTCATGCTGGCCGTGGTCAGCGCGATCTCCGACAAGGTCAATGACCTCAAGCAAAAATATGGTGTGTTGTACCGAATGTATTCTTCGCGTGGGGTCATTGCGAGGTCGGTGGCGTTGTCGCTGGTTGAAGAGGTGGACGAGAGAATCAGGAAAAGTGACGAACTCCTGCTCAAGATCAAGGCCAAGGTCGGCAAGGCCGTGGTGCCCGTGGGTGATCTCGCGCATAAATGGCTGGAACAAATCGGACAAAATGCGCCATTCATCGACGCCCTCAAGGAAATCCTGTACCCAACCAAGAAAGGACAGAAGTCTTTGCTTGAGGTGACGCCGAAGGGTGGGTGGGTCGCTGCCTACAACCATGCACGGGCACGAGGTCAAAACACGGACAGGCTCTTGGGAGACGCCTTGGCGAACTTGGACATTGTCGTCGATCTCGTGGAAAAGGCTGAGACCACGGTCCCATCCACGACCTTTCTCCCCAAGGAAAAGAAGATTGAGAAGAAGGGCGCTGAAGCCGTTATGGAGATGCCCGCATTCTTACCCGTGGAAGAAACGGTGGAGGAGCTGGCTGACCAAATCAATCTCGCCCTAACCCAGATCAGTTCTGACCTTGAAACCGCAAACCTAGTCATGCAGGACATGCTTGAAGACTTGGATGCGGCAGAAGCCAGCCCCCTCGAAACGATGGCGGCGTTGCAGGACGAGTTGGAGCGGTTGATGCCGATTCAGCGTCAATACGGTGTCACTATCGACGAAGCCCATGCGGTGGGGAAGTGGCTGAACATCTTCAAGGAAGAGCTGACGGGCTCAGACATTCGCGCTATTCTCGCTGTCAGGGATCGCCTCACGACTCCCGTCTTCCAAGAATTCGTGGTCAAGATGAGGGGAGACCTCGCCGCTGACCCCGACGAAATTTATCGGGGGTTGTCGGGGTTGGAGATGTTGCAAGGATTGCCCAAGTATCGGGCTAGCCGCAGCTATGAAAAATTCATCCTCTCTCCCCACGGAGAGATCAGCACCCTCGATCTTTCCGAAACCCCACATCATTGGGATTGGTTTGAACGGGAGGGCATGGTTGAGGAGGGCGATGAACTCCCGTGGGCGGAAGGGTGGTCTACGGGAATCCTTGCTTTGGATGGATCGGAACTAACACTGAATATTGGTGACACCACAACCACTGACGAAGTATTACGGCAACTTCCTCCACGGTATCTTGCCGTCAAAAGCCTTTATGTGAATGATGGTGTGGGTGATACGAAGGTGCAGGTACGCGAAGGCGATGACGCCTTGAGCGCGTGGGAGAAAAGGAACATGTTGGGGGCAGAAGAAGTGATGGCCAAAACGCAGGATTTTAATGGGGTCGAGGCCCCATAAACAATTGTCAATGCCTTCTGTTTATGAGTATGATACGAGGAGAACATGAGCAAAGTCGTCAAGATATCGTGGACTGAGTTCGCCAAGGCTTTGGGGATAGAGCTATCCGAGAGCCCCTTAGAGGACTATGGGGGCCTCGACACCGCCTACGAAGCCGGGAATAACTTCATTCACGAATACCAAGTCGAGAATGAGGTCGAGCTGAGCGAAGACGCAAAGCAGGAAATCCTTGATCAGTTTTCTATGTCTGTGGAGGCGCACTGGTCTCCAACCAAAATCATGTCATACGTGTTCCCGACTGATACGTGGGTGGACAGGGTCAATAACTGGAGCAAGCGCGGACCCCAAATGGCCATTTATGACCGCGAACTTCAATCCGGAACCGCGATCCCGTCATGGAGCGAGGAGGGCGATGACATCGTCTTCACCATCGACGAGCCGTTCTTGGTGGCGTATGCAGAGGGCGCGTATGCAGTTCATGGAATCGCTGACGAAGGACGAACACTCGACGACGTGGGCGCGGAAGACGTCGCCCGCGTTATGGGGTGGATCAAAGAGGCTGAAGGTGGGGGTGGATTTGACCTCGATTTAGACCGGTGGGATGAGCGGTGGAATGGCCCCAATTACGGGACCCTGCGGGGGATTGCTGATAAGGGTGTGATCGCACAGAACAAACCCGAAGACGAGGGTGTGCCCACTTCGGCCAACGAATTCTTGAACAGGGTCGCCACCATAGACTTTGACCGACTGTCGATCCCCGAACTTGAGGAGTGGATTGGTCGCACAACCCAAACCTATCTCCGATTCAAATCAACAAATCCCGAAACCATCCACCAACTCGATCCCATTCTCAAGAACCTGCAAATGGCGCAGATGGCGCTGGATATTAGGAAGCAGCAGGAGGGGTTGGCAGAAGTGGCTCCCGTGACAGCGGCAAGGGGCAAGCCCACCAAATACGACCCCAACTTCGTCCCCACCCACCTCAAGCCCAGTACCACGCATGACGGGTATTACGTGGTCCTGACCAAGGACTATGACGACAATGCCCTGAGTCGTTCCAACTGGAATACGGCATTAGCCGAACTAGGAGGGGAGAGCATTGATGATGACACCGAAGTCGGGCAGTACGTCATTACGAGCGGAGACGAAATCCTCGTTCATAGGGACGCGGGGTCGAAGCTGGTGATTGCCGACGAGATCGGGGAGCGCCTTGAAAACTACCCCGTTCTCAACGAGGACGATTACAGCGACGAACAAACAAAGGAGCGGGACACGGACTTTGAGGAATGGGGAAAGGACGAGATGATCAACGTCATTGAAAACTCCGTTCCGGAGTCCGTATTTGAAGTTGTCAAAGCCGACCCCGTCTTTGAGAAAATACTGTGGTACGCCTTCATGGAATCTTCTTCGTATTATGGTGAATCCAGAGCCCCCCGCTCCCTCGACGAAATGAAAGAACACTGGGAGGATATGCCGACTGAGTATCGTCAATCCCAAGCCTTTGGTATTATGAATTCTGTCGTCGAAGGTGGGGGTAGCGGCATTAAGGACGACGACCACGCCCCAGAATTAGGCGATCTCGTACAGCAAAACCCAAAGCTTGCAGGTCGAATTATGCAGGAGTATTATAAGGGAAAGGGCATTGATTCCATTCAAAAACTCATAGAAGAACTCAAGGTTGCGGAGGACCCCAGACAAATGAAAATGTTTGAGAGCAAAAATGAAGACGACATTGTGAAGGCAGCCGACGAATACGGGATCAGTGGTCCGGGCCGAGCCGAACTCGAAGACACCGACTGGGAATCCGAGTTGCGGGAACCCGCACCCACGGGCATGCTCGATATCGACCCACAAAATGTTGGGGTTTGGGCTGAGGGCGGTAATCCTGATTTCGTCGGGGACAAAGTCCAGCAATATGCGAAGAAGTTTGGATGGGATGGCGCGATTCGGAGCAGTGACGAAGAGGAATTTTATGACACCGTTCAGGAGGCCGAAAACTTCCTCAACGAAAAAGCTCCTGCCGGTTACTACTTCGGCACCAACGAAGACGGGGACTGGGGACTGTGGGAGGGCGAGGGCAGCTTTAATCCCGAGCCATTGGTGAGAGAGGTCGTTGAGGATGCCGCCGTCATCGCCGCCCCCAAGGACGTTGCAGACGACCTTCCAGAAAAGATTGAGTCATCGATACGGTATGGAAGCACCGTCAGGCACCTGATGAAGATCAGGCTGGCGGCCATCGATCCCGCCACCATTCAGTGGACCAAGGAAGGGAGTGACGCCGTCTCTAAGGACGCTAGCGGCAAGGTCATCAGCAAGATTCCGTGGTCTGACTTTGAACAGGACAATCCGGAAATCGCTGGCAAGGTCACCACGGCCTCTATCTTGTCCGACATCACCATCGCCTCTGAGTTCCATGACGACCTCTGGCCGAGGGTGAATGCCGACATTGACGTCGGCAGCCGGGTCTTCATCAGGTCCTTGAACCGCTTTGGCGAAGTCGTGAGGACGTTGGATGATGGCGGGGCCTTCCGGGTTCAGGCTGGCACGGGCATCAGCACCTACTTCAGACAGGAGTTGGAAGTCAGACAAGCTTCCAAATAACACAGCATGGCCCTATGGGAACCAAAAACACCGGGGCTACTCGTAGACCCCTCACTGCCTTCCACGATTGGGTTAACCGACAAAGTCGTGGTGACGCCCGACCTAGAGAACGTAAGGCAGTTCTTTGTGCGGTGGTCTCCTGCATTGGAGGCGGTGCGGTACATCGTCTACGCTTCGCCCTGCCCAACCAATCGCAACAAATTCCAAGACCTCCCACCCACAACCTATAACACTGTCTTCGAGATTCCGGTCACTGTTCCCGACGACTTCGTCTTTTATTTTTGGGTGGGGTACGTCAATCCTCGCGGTGGCATTACCATGATCCAAGAAGAGCCAGTGTATATCACGATCAACCACGCCTTTGATGCTAATGCTATTTCAGAGGAGATCAGGCGCGACATCATCGAGGACGACGACATGAAGTTCTATGTCGAAGAGATTCGTCGGCGGAACTTGGCCATGCTTCAAAATGATGGCGAGGACTTCACGCTATATATTCGGAGAATGTTCGGCCAACCCTGTGTCTGCCTCACTCACCAACCCGGAAAATCGGGGAGGGTGACGCCGATGTCGGCTGCAACCGTTGCCGATTTTGGCAAGCCCTTTGACCCAATGAAAACGTCGGAGGTCGAGGCCATGGAGTCTACGGACCCCGAATACCAGTCCAGTTATCGTTGCATTGAGTGCTTTGGCACTGGCATTGCCGGTGGCTATTTCCCCGGCATCAAGATTCGGGCGAGGCACGGGAATCTCCCCAAGCGCGTGATTAAGCTGGCAGAACAGGGCATTGAGTTCAGCAATGACTTCGATTCGTGGTCGCTATGGCATCCCCGAATGAAGGAGATGGATGTCTTGCTAAGGTTGCGGACGGGGGAGCGCGGAATCGTGACGAAGGTAGGGCAATCGGAACTGAGAGGCATTCCCATGCACCAAGAATTCAATTTCGTCAGCGAAACCAGAAATGCTATCATTTACAGAGTATCGGATGACACGATCAGGGCTGCATTGGAGGCTGAGGGTGGATTCGACATCGCAAAGTTTGACTGGGCGATCTGGAGCTGATGATGGACATTAATGCCCCAACATCTGCCACGATGCTGTTCCGTGGCACTCACAGTATCAAGCTTGCCTTGGTCAAGGTCTTGCGGGAAGTGTTTGCCAATCCCGACGTCGTTGTCGATGAGCGGTATCGGTATATTCCCACCACCGAAGCAACGAAGGAGTGGGCGGGGGAATCGAAGATCGCCATCTTCCGCTCCTACCCCAAGCGCATTGAACTGTACCCAGCCATCACCGTATCGGCTGGAGCGTATACAGCCGAACTCATGGCCTTGAGCGAGGAGCGGGAGACCGGTACCCAACACTTTGATGACGGCGGGATACTGGCACAGACATCATACGTAGGGCATAGCATTGTCCCCATCACCATCACCATCCTCACCAAGGGCAGCACGGATGACCGGGAAAACCTCACCGACATCATCGTCATGGTGCTTCGGGTTTTGAGTAGGGGCAACTTCTCCAAGTATGGATTCTCTTACAATAAAATTGAGGTCGGAGGAGAAACCGAGGCCGAAGCCGAGGACGGAGAAATTCTGTATGGAA